GACCGAGTAGACCGCCTGTACGAAAACCAAAGCGACGTAATGAACAAGCAAGATATTTTGTTAGAGGCCTTTGTGGAGATGGGCGAACGTCTTATCTCTATTGAAAATTGCTTAAACAAATCTGAGGTTACTGCTACAACTCCTATAGTTTAGAGGAAGATAGTCCTATGACCAACCTAGGCCCTCAGTTCCAGACAAAAGACTGGAATCCTTTTTTAGGTGCATCTCACCTACTTAATGAAGCCACGGCGTACAGTAAGTACTACAGTCGCGCCATGGCTCAGCAAAGAGTTCACAACCAAAATGTACAAGACCATGTAAACTCTCAGCAACCAGCACAATCGAAACAACAACTACCAACGCCAGAAAACACTGGAGCCCCAACTCCAGGTTACTTAAAACGTGGACCAATAAACCCATCAACGACAGGAGCACCCGTGCCAGGAACACTAAAGAACAACACAGCAATTAATCCCATTACAGGAGCAAAGGTACCAAGAGTTCCAACAAAGAAAAAGGGTGCAAAGCCAACTGCTCCAGGAACTAAACCAAAGAGACCGTAATGTCTGGAGCACTCAACAAAGACCACGAATCGTATGAGCATTTTAATGCTGGCTTTAAATCTCGTCATGCTCCCTTGAGTGCTATTGATAAGAAGATGTTAAACTTTGCCGTTAAACTTTCACGGCAACCAGCAACAAAAGCACATGGTCAAATTCTAAATCACTTTGGAATGTACCCACCAGAGTTCTGGACTCGTTCTCAGCGTTTATCAGACCATCCAGATATCTCACCAAAAAATAAAGAAACACTGTCTTATATTTTTCCAGACCCATCTCGTCCAGGACCAATGGAAGGTGGAGCCCCAGTAAATACTGAGGGTAAATCATTTAGTCACGGATTGGAGTGGTAATGAAATGTGCAAATTGCGACAACAAAGCGTCGTATGAATATCGTGTAACAAAAAATAAATCCCTTTTTTATTGTGGTAAAGACTTACCTAAGTTCTTAGAAGAACGTAGGAAGGCAGGGTTATTAACAATTACTGACCAGTTTAGTGAGGATTTAACATCTGCACTTGATGCTCTCAGTACTACACCTGTAGAGGTTCCTACTGAAGAACCTAAGCCCAAAAAGAAGACTGATAAAAAGTCTGAAGAGTAAATGAAACTTATTCGTAAGTTTGCAGTACAAGGCCACTCAATACCGCAATCAACGCATAGCCCTAGAGGGCCATTTCCTCCTGAAGTTTTAGCAGGACCACAGATGACTCTGGAAGAAGGGCACGCAGATTCTCTCCATGTGGGACTTGATGATGTTCGATTCTTCCAGTGCAAGGAGTGCCACACAGTTCTAGAAACACATGAACTTAAAGACCACGATTGCTCTGATTTTAAGTAGACTTGTCATGCCTCTAAGCGCATGAGGCTTAAACTAACTCTAGAGAATAGGTAATACACATGACGGTAAATAACGTAGGGAACTTGCTAGATACAAGTGGGCAAGTAGCAGTAGATTTTGTATGGGGAAATATGCCTATGCAACCAAATGATGACCGCCCAAATGCTGTAGGAGCAGTTGGAACCCCTGGTCGTCTTGACCCAGATGCTTCAATTCATGAAATTGCATTATCAGGGTGGGGTGGTTATCCACTCTTTACAGCAAATGACCCAGGAGAAGAACTTTCTGGCGTTGCTTATATTAAAACTCCAAACGTACTTGGCTACACCGCTACACAAGCAGTTGATGCTCTAAAAGATGATGGTTATCTTGCAGGCAGTATCACTAACACAACTGGTGTAACAAACACTGCTTCAACAATCACAGCAGTGGCACGTACAGGTACAACAGCAACAATCACCTCTTCAGGTGCTGGTGCTAAATATCCAGTTGGAACAAAGATTACAGTTGCATCTCTTGTATCTCCAAATGATGTGCTTAACGGTACATACACAGTTACAGCAGTTGCTACAAACACTGTTTCTTACACAACCGAAACTTCAGGAACCCTATCAACATCGGGTCTTACAGTTTCTGGTTTGACTGGTGCAACAACAACTGTGAAAACTCAATCAGTTGCTCCAGGTGCAAACAGCAAGACTTCAGCAAGCGCAATTACAATTACTTCTTGGGCATAGTCCTAGTTTAACTATGGGAGTTCGTCCTACAGGTGGCGGAGGCACTCGGAATAACCGAGTGTCTCAGCCGTCTGCCCAAGAACAATTGGGCGCCTTTTATGGTTTCAGTAAAAATCAAACAGATAAGATTCAAAAGATAACAGGTGTAGATAATCCATTCCAAGGATTACCAACCTCTGCCTCTAAGGGAGAGTTTGGAGAGTACAAAGAGATTATTAGCATGCCAGATACTATGAAGTACTTTAAATCTGATAAGCAGCATGCAGATATGGGTTACACACAAAACCTTGCAGGTCTTCCATATGAAGCCGATAGTGGATATGCTCGTCCCTTTTATGAGGAGGACTTATCTATACCAGGCTATAAAGGTCCACAGTACGAAGAAGATGACAGTCCAGCGGCATTGACTGTTGTTCCAACCTCTACAACTAATCCAGAGCGACCTCGTACCGTAGCCGCTGGCTATGATGCTGAGGAAGAAAAGATTACAGTTGTCTTTCGTGATGGAACCTTCTATAATTATTATGAAGTAAGCAATACGGAGTGGCAAGCATTCAAGACACGTGTCTCAAAGGGTCAGTACATCTATAAGTACCTAGACTTTAAACCACGTGGGGCAGCAGACGTACAGGGCATCTCTCAGACAGCACGTAAGGCGTTCTACAAGTTAAGCCGTGCCTCTCAGATTAGTGCTAAGGGCAAGAAAACTAAAGCACTCAAATAGGGGAGTAAATGCCAAAGGCACACGAAATCGGACCAGTATTTGTACAAGTAACAAATTTCCCCTATGAATGGGGCTCAAAGTTCTTTGTACGTGGATGGACACAGGAAATTGACGAGCCGTTTAGAACTGCAACCCCTTTTATAGTACGATTACCCAGGTACAAGGCCTTGGTGTTTGGGAGATGGACAGGTATGAAATCTGAAGAAGAAGCACTAAACGGAGCACTAGGAAGACGGGATGTAACAGAGGATGATTTTTCGGAAGAAGCAGGTTGGACACCAGCCCCAGACTCGGATAGAGAAGCGAGTAGCCACAATCTCTACTCCAGATTTAATAATATGGATGGAGCAAGCGATGTTTACGATTGGCAAGCATATCACTACGTGGCAACGCAGTCAGAATCCGTCGGACCTTGATGAACTTGTTATGGGAGCAGAAGCCTTCCATGCTATTGCCAAAGAATTAAAACGTCGTTCACAGAGTGTGTTATGATAAGAACGCTTCACCTCTCTTTAGGTCAAGCGTTAACCCACCCAAAAGGTGGGTTGCGCTGTTTAATGGAGCATTATGAATGATGTTGATGAGGATAAGTTTCAAGAGATAAATCCAGATTTCTATCTCAATGAAGAAAAACCAGTAGAAGACCCCATTGATGAACCACTTGATGAACTGTCCCAACAATTTGTTGACAAACTTATCGACAAGATTATGGACTTTCTTAAAGTACTAGTAGGCCATGACCTGCACCCCTATCAAAAACCACTTGCACGTCGCATTATTGAGTCTGTCATTATTAATGATGGTGAAGAGATTACCGCGCTTGCTTCACGTCAGTCAGGAAAATCAGAGACTGTTGCTGACACAGTAGCCACGTTGATGATTTTGTTACCGCGTCTTGCAAAACTCTATCCAGATTTGTTAGGCAAGTTTAAAGATGGCCTATGGGTTGGGTTATTTGCTCCCCCAGAGTCACAGGTAGAAACTCTCTTTGGTCGTGCCGTTACACGCCTTACATCAGAGCGTGCGATAGAAATTCTTGGTGACCCAGAAATTGATGATAGTGCAGCCCGCGTGGGAGGTGTGACACGTCAGATTAAATTAAAGAAGTCTGGTTCTACCATCACAATGATGACTGCAAACCCTCGCGCAAAAATTGAATCAAAGTCTTTCCATTTGATTGTTATTGACGAGTGTCAGGAGGCCGATGACTTTGTAGTATCAAAATCAATCTCTCCAATGCTTGCTTACTACGCAGGAACAATGGTAAAGACAGGTACACCAACTACAAGTAAGAATAACTTTTATCGCGCTATTCAAATGAACCGTAGACGACAGACACAACGTGGTAACAGAACAAACCATTTCCAATGGGATTGGAAAGATGTTATCAAGGTAAACCCAAACTACGATAAGTTTATTAAAAAAGAAATGTTACGTATTGGAGAAGAGTCCGATGAGTTCCAGATGTCGTACAACTGTAAGTGGCTTCTTGAAAGAGGAATGTTTGTTACTTCAAACATTATGGATGACTTGGGCGATACATCTTCGGAGTTGGTTAAGACATGGCACAAGACCCCCGTTGTTGTGGGAGTCGACCCTGCTCGCAAAACTGACTCGACAGTCGTTACTGTGGTGTGGGTTGATTGGGATAGGCCTGATGAGTTTGGTTACTTTGACCATCGAGTTCTTAACTGGTTAGAGATGCAAGGTGATGATTGGGAAGAGCAGTACTACCAAATTGTAAACTTTCTAGATAACTACGACGTCCTTGCTGTTGGCGTAGATGCTAATGGTGTAGGTGATGCCGTAGCCCAACGTCTTAAACTATTATTGCCAAGAGCCGAAGTTATGTCTGTAACCTCTAGCCCATCAGAACAGTCACGTAGGTGGAAACATCTACAGGCACTGATTCAGCGCAAAAGAATTAGTTGGCCTTCCCATGCAAAAACTCGCAGACTTCGTACCTGGAAGCGGTTCTACCAGCAGATGGTGGATGCCGAAGTAACTTTTAAGGGCCCTAATTTTCTTGTAGCAGCCCCTAATGAATCCTATGCCCATGATGACTTTGTGGACTCTTTATCAATTGCCTGCTCACTTACACAGGACTTAGTAATGCCTGAAGTAGTTGCATCTTCTAATCCTTTTTTCTAGTTAAACAATACAAATACCTCAAAAGGGTGGAAACTATCACTTAGGAAAAGACGTTTTCCATTCAAATCCTTAAGGAGTAAGAATGACAATTTCACCAGCACCTCAGTTCCCAGAACGTTCACCACAGGTATATGAGCGCAAGGGCGCTGACAACGTAACTCGTCGTGGACCACTTCGTTTTGAAGAAGGTATCGCAACCGATACCGATGTTCCAACAGATTTCCAGAAGGGCATGATGCAGGGTTCTGCAACTGCTCCAGGACGTCCAAACCGCAACGCACCCGTATGGGATAAGCCTGCTGCTGAGACTCTTTCAGAGCGTGCACATGTGGGCTCTGCAGCATGGGTAGAAGCACCAACATTCCTCGGTGAGTTTGCACATGGCACAATGAATGACTACTCAGCCGCAAAGATTGAGACAGTTGCTCGTTCAGGTGGACGCTCACAGCGTGTCTCACCAACAGTCGTAACAGACTAATTTCACAAAGACGCCGATGCTCCCTTACACTAGTGTGAGGGAGATAAAGCGCATTCAGAGGAGAACACGTGAAGAAACCTGCTAACCCAAGACTGTATGCAACTATTGTTGCTATGGCACGGGCTAAGTATTCTTCGTACCCAAATCCAGGGGCAAGTGCATGGGTACACAAACGCTACATACAAAGTGGCGGACAGTTTATAGAAACGACTGAAGCAACTCGTCGTGCAGGAATGGCAAAGAAAAAAGCAGATAAAGAACAAGCAGAAAAACGTTCTGATAAAAAAGAAGATAAGAAAGAAAAGAAGAAGTAATGTCATTTCTTGATTTTAGTCCTCCGTCATACAGAGCAGCCTCTTCTGATTTAACTATCTCTATTTCTCCGCTTGGTTTAGTAGAACTTGCCGATGAAGAGTTTGAAGTTCATGGACCGCGCTTAAATCGTTACTCACTTAACTGGGCGATGTACTTGGGACACCATTGGGGTTATCGTAGAGAACAAGGCGAAATGCAAATCGCCGTTAACTACTACCGTGCATTTAATGATTACCTATCACGTTTTACATTTGGTAATGGATTACATTTCCGTTCACCAAAGGCAACAGAAGCAATTGTTCCAGACCGCCTAGAGCGTATCTGGGAAGTAGACAACGACAAGATGCGTGTTCTACTTGAGATTGGACAGCAAGGCGGAATCACTGGTGACGTCTTTGTTAAAGTTGCATACGAAGAGGCATGGACAGATTCTGCTGACCATTTCCATCCTGGACGTGTTCGTCTTCTACCAATGAACTCTTCATTCTGTTTCCCTGAATTTCACCCACACGATAGAACTCGCTTGCTACGTTTTAAGCAGAAGTATCGCTTCTGGGGAACATCTCTTGAAGGTACACGTCAAGTGTTTACCTATACTGAAATTTTGACTGACGACGTTATTGAAGAGTACGTCAACGACGAGTTAATCGACTCTCGCCCAAATCCACTTGGATTAATTCCAGTGGTACATATACCGAATGTTCCTGTTTCAGGTTCGCCATGGGGTCTCGCAGACGCTCACGACATCATCACTATCAACCGCGCATATAACGAAATTAGCACTGATGTCGCTGACATCATTAACTACCACGCATCACCTGTAACGGTAATCGTGGGTGCTAAAGCCTCCAATTTGGAAAAGGGTGCTAAGAAGGTTTGGGGCGGTCTTCCAAAAGATGCTCAAGTCTTTAACCTAGAAGGTGGCGCTCAAGGTATCGAAGGTGCTTTAAAGTATCTTGAATTATTAAAGCGCTCAATGCACGAAATTATGAACATCCCAGAAACCGCACTGGGTCAAGTTCAAGCAATTTCCAACACATCAGGTGTTGCTCTTTCTATTCAGTATCAACCATTAATGAATCGCTATTCACAAAAGGTAGCCCAGTACGGCAAAGGAATAGAGCGAGTTAATGAGTTAGCACTTCGTACTCTTTACCTAAAAGAGCCAGAGACGATGCTCTACAACCCAGACTTTGATGGGCCAATTAAAGAGGGTCAGTTACCACAACTAGACCCTAATGACCCTATCTCATACATGAACTACGCACACTTCCCACCTCCACTTCCGTTAGATAAATTAATTGCTCTAAATGAAATCCAGACTAAGTTGGGTATGGGACTTGAGTCTAAGGAGGGTGCACTTCGCACTCTTGGCGAGGAGTTCCCAGAAGAGAAGTTAGAGGAGATTCGTCAAGAACTTATCTCTGATGCCGAAGCCGATGGAGCCCTGCAACTAGTCAAGATTCAGATTCAGAAGCAGATTATGGACATGACGGGAATGATGCCTGGACCTGACGGCAACACCGCCATTCCTATGCCACCACAGCAACTTGGAGACGGAGATGTCCTGGGTGATGGCATGATGGGGCCACAGGATGCTGACAATCCTGAGAACGCTGCCAGCCAGCAGACCAAGGGTATCGAAGTTCAAGCCGAAGCCGATATCCGAAACAAACTTGTCACTGATGCCTACGGAACAAAAATTCCACAAAGAAGGTCAGTAGACAAAGAATAAAAGAAGTTTATTGAGTAAACTTTACTTTTACTGAGACAAACGCATTCAAATGTAATGCAATTATCTCATAACAACCAGTGATACGCCGAAAGGCATTTGGACAACTACATAAGAAAGATTAGTGATTACTATGGAAAATCAAGCAGAAGTTTTAACTGCAGAAGAGTTAATCGAATCGATTAGCCAGCAGGCATCAAGTGATACTTCAAGTGAGGTACTAGTGTTTACTGCAGACGACGTCGCTAAGGCTCGTGAGCAAGAAAAAGCAAAGTTGTATCCTCAGATGGAAAAAATGAAAGCAGAACTTGCGTCCCTTAATAAGGCTCGTGAGGATGAAGTCGCTAAGAAGGCTGAACGTGATGCAAAGCGTGCAGCAGAAGCGGCAGAGAAGGTAGCAAAGCAAAAAACCGAAGAAGAACAAGAATTGGGCTTCAAGGAACTCCTCGCTAAGAAGGAGCAAGAATTTCAGTCTCAGTTAGATGCTGAACGTCTTGAGAGAGAAAAGGCTTTTGCACTTCTCGATAGAGAACGTCAGTTCCAAGAATTAATGAATTACCGTCAAAAAAGATTAGAGCAGGAACGAGATAATATTGTTCCTGAACTTATTGATTTGATTCAAGGTACTTCACAAGAAGAAGTTGAGCAGAGCATCTCAATGCTAAAAGAGAAATCAACAAGCATTTTGCAATCTGCACAAGCAGCAATGCAATCAGCAAAGCAACAAATGGTAGGTGCAAGAATAACTGCACCTGCATCAGGACCCCTCGATAACGACTCGTCACAACAATCGTTCACTCCTGATTCAATCAGGGATATGTCATTGGCGGATTATGCGAAACAAAGAGCCAAACTACTTGGCAGCGCAGCATCAAATAGAGGCCAGGGTCTTTTCGGTTAAAACCCTCAACCAACAACAGAAAGGACTGCCCTAAATGGCGTCTGCAATTACAGGAACTGGCCAACTCGCTGGTTCACCAACGGCTTACTCTGGTTCAAACTCATCTTTGAATCAAGCAATTCAAACAATCTGGTCAAAAGAAATTTTGTTCCAGGCAATGCCTATCCTTCGTTTCGAACAGTTTGCAGTTAAGAAGACTGAACTAGGTGTAGCACCTGGTCTTCGTGTTAACTTCCTTCGTTACAAGAACTTTGCTGTCGACCCAACACCTTTAACTGAAGGTGTACGTATGACAACAACTGCTCTCACAGCAGAACAGATTGCAATTACAGTTGCAGAACACGGCTACGCAGTAGCAGTTTCTGAACTTCTTTTGAACGCATCATTTGATGACGTAATGGCTTCAGCCTCACGTCTTCTTGGTCGTCACATGGCTCAGTACTTAGATGTACAGGCTCGCAACACACTTTCTGCTGCAACTTCAGCAGTATTTGGTTATGACCGCACAGGAATTACTGGCGGAGCATTCACTAACTACGATGAAGGTTCAGTCGGAACTTCAATTGCTTCACTTGATGGTAACCACAAGTTAACAACAGGTGCTATCAAGGATGCCGCTCTTACCCTTGCTGGTAAGAACATCCCTCGCTTAGGCGAGACTTACGTACAGTTTGTACACCCAAAGCAATCTAGAGACCTTCGTTCGAACCCAGAGTTCATCGAAGTAACTAAGTACGCTGCTCCAGGTAACTTCATGCTAGGTGAAATCGGTCGTCTTTACGACGTAGTATTCATCGAAACAACACAGGTTAAGAAGTTGGCTGCATCAGGTTCATACACAACATCAACTCTTGTTGGTGCTCCAGCATCTCAGATTGAAGTTCCTGTTAAGGCTAACACCAACCCAGGTTCAGGCGGAAACCCAAACTCTGCAGACTACACTGCAGAAGCAGGTTATCTAACAGCAGCATCAGGCAACTCTGCTGATGTTTACGAATCAATCATGATTGGTGACAATGCATTTGGTCACGCAATCTCTCTCCCAGTTGAACTTCGTGATGGTGGCGTTCTTGACTTCGGTCGTGAGCACGCTCTTGCATGGTATGCAATTTGGGGCCTTGGTGTAATTACCGACCAGGCTATCGTCAAGGTTTACACAAACTAAGACACAGATGCTGTCTAGGGGTCCTACTCCTTCCTGGGCCCCTAGGCGCATCACCTTAAAAAACTAATAACTTAGGAGAATAAACATCGTGGCAAACACACCAACAAGTCCGTTAGATGCAACAGGCCTCGCAGCGGAAAGAGCAGCAAAGAAGAATGCAGCAGAGTTAAGAAAACGCAAAGATGAAATATCTATTGCAGCAAACATTGAGTCAGAGAGTCTTGAAAAAGATGTCTTTGACCCAAAGAAACCAGACGCACCTCTTGTCCTTGATGAGATTGAAAACGTAGGAGTCAGCACTGCTGGCGATATGGTAGTCATCCGTACGATTACTGATATTGAAGAGATGACCTACGGCGTTGGAAATTCATACACTTTTAAAGCGGGTGTAAAGTATCGAGTACCATCAAACCTTGCAAATTATCTTGAGGAACTTGGATATATTTGGCGTCCTAATTAAACACTAGGTCCGTCAGTAGTAGTCCGACCCTCAACTGGTTTCCCGCCCTCCTCCCAGTTGGGGGTTGGGCCTTTTTAATTGTCTTACATTTGAGATGATTGCTCCAAATAGTTTTCGGAGGTTATGTGGCTACACTTTCCAATCTAGCAGACCGCCTTCGGTCTGAAATTGGCGACATTGGTAAGTCTTTTGTCTACAAATTTACCGCCGATGGAACCACTAACCGCTTCTTAATTCCTTACTCCCCACTTGATGGCGCATACCTTGTTATTAATAAAAATGGAGTAGACATATCTACAGCGGTAGAGGTAGAGGAGCAGACTGGCTTTATAGTCCTTGATGTTACTCCAGCAAGCGGTGCCACAATTATTGTGGCTGGAAACTACTACCGATACTTTACTAATAGTGAGACAGGTCAGTTTGTAAGTGATGCCTTCTTGCAGCACTCGGCCTTCCACACCGATGCCTACGGCCGCACTGTTAGCCTAATGAATCTTCCTGGGGTAGAAGAATACCCAGTAATTATCTATGCCTCTACCTTGGCCCTTTACACTCTAGCAAATGATGCCGCCTTTGACATTAACGTTTTTGCTCCAGATGGTGTGACTATCCCTCGTTCAGAGCGATACCAGCAGTTGATGCAGATGATTGAAGTACGTAAGAATCAATACAAAGAATTGTGTTCCCAACTTGGTATTGGTCTTTACAAAATTGACGTATTTTCTTTGCGCCGAATCTCTAAGACAACAAATAAGTACGTCCCAATTTATCAACCAATGGAAATTGACGATATGTCAACGCCAATACGTGTGCATCTACCAACTCCCACATATGGAAATGTTGCACTTCCTGTCATCACAGTTGTGCAGGATTTGTATATCTATGAGGGTGATGCATATTCATTTACAATTCAATTAGACTTTGAGGTACATGCTTTAACAGCGTTAGCAGAAATTCGTGGAGCAGGTGCCGCCTACCCATTAACAACTTTTACAGTCACAAAACCAGATGTAGGTTCTGCAGACGGTGACGGTTTAAGAACGTTACAATTATCTTTAACGGGTGCACAAACACGTTTGCTTCCTGGAACGTCGTACTACGATGTCCAGTTAACAACCGCTGATAATGTTACTCATACCTACGTTTCTGGAAAAATATTTAAGACAGCAGAGGTGAGCCAGTGACCCATCAATACACTCGACCAGGTTCGGCTACCGTTCCTGTCGCTGTTGATAACGTTGTACTTATTACAACTCCAGAAGGAAGCAGTAGCGCCTCTGGCTCTGGAGGAGCCTCTACTGGAGCCCAAGGTACAACGGGTACACAAGGAACTCAGGGTGTGCAAGGTCGTCAAGGAACAACTGCTGCTCAAGGTACAACGGGTACACAAGGACCTACTGGAACTGGAACCCAAGGCACCACTGGAGCACAAGGTGCTTCTGGTATTGCTGGCGCCACTTTAGATACAACAGATGAGTTAACAGAAGGTGTTACCAATAAGTACTTTACGGTAGGCAGAGTTGCCTATACCCACACCCAGGGAGTATCAAGTGATACATGGACAATAAATCATAATTTAGGTTTTCACCCTAACCTTACAGTTATAGATTCGGGTGGTACTATTTATGAAGGCGAAATTACATACACTAATACGGTCTCCCTTACGGTCACGTTCTCAGCAGCATTTAGTGGTAAAGCGTATTTATCCTAATTATTCAACTCTTTAAGGAGAGACCGTAATGGCAAGAAAATTTCTTACACCAATTGATTTAAACAAGTTAGAACTTCAGAATGCTCGCGTTCAAAACTTAGCGTCTGCACCAGCCTCACCAGTCGTTGGTCAAATTTATTTTGATACAAACTTAGGTTATCTTCGCTCATGGACTGGTTCTGCTTGGATTAATACAAGCACAGGTGCACAGGGTGCAACAGGTACTACTGGTTCGCAGGGCACAACAGGTACTACAGGCTCACAGGGCACCACTGGAACAACTGGTAGCCAGGGAACAACAGGTACTCAAGGAAATACTGGAAGCCAAGGTACTTTAGGCTCTACTGGTTCACAAGGTACAGTTGGTAGTCAAGGTACTAACGGAACTCAAGGAACAACTGGTACACAAGGAACTACAGGTTCACAAGGCACTACTGGTACTCAAGGCACTGATGGTACTCAGGGAACTACTGGTACTCAAGGAACCACTGGAACTACAGGTTCACAGGGAACTACTGGAACAACAGGTTCACAGGGTACAACAGGAACACAAGGTATCCAAGGTACTTTAGGCTCTACTGGTTCACAAGGAACAACAGGAAATACTGGTTCTCAAGGAACTACAGGTACTACAGGCTCTCAAGGTACAACAGGAACTACAGGTTCC